CGATATTCTCTTTAGAACCAATGCGAAGTTTTATAAATTTTGGTTGGAATCTATATCTGAGGTGGGTTTTTCTTTATCAACTGGTAAAAATTACGTCCACCCAAATGTCATGACCATAAATTCTGTTTGTTATTATTTTAGTGAATCGAAAGATTCTTACAAGTTTGAACAGATTGGTTATTTGAACATTGGCCTATTAACTGGGCAGTCAAAGCTACGTGTTAGAGGATCAAAGGAATTGTTACCTGTTGATCATTGGTATAACACTGTAATGGATGGTGCTTTGAGTAAGTTAAAAACTCATAAATTCTTCATGTTTTATCATAGCGATAGAATAAGGAGACTTACTGACAACCGTAAGTATAACCTATTTATTTCCAAGTATCTTGGGGGTTTGGGTTTTATATTGCATCCTGAAGTCTATGATGATGTGATCTTTGATCACACATTATCTAAATTGATTCACAAAAATTCACATGTGAATGAGTTTCAAAGTAAGCTTGCAACATTTTTATATTTACGTTTTGTAACTTTTAAAGGTACATTGGGGGACTCTAAAAAATTGCTTTTTAGACCTCTTGTTGGTCAGTCATTTCTAAAAACCAAGTGTCTTGAGGACGAAAGTCCTTATCATACTTTGTTACTTCCGAAAGGGTTTAGTAATGCTGTTTATGAGAAAAATCTCAATAAGAAGAACTTAGTTAGTTCATTATTCTTATGGAGTAGGGATGCTCTTTTTAGTAGGACCGATATTAATTCAATTGATATCGCTTCTGAAGAGAATGTATTGAGTCTGAAAGCTGTTAAAGGTTCCTTATGGAAGACCTTTAATAAGAAGTACGCCTCGATTGATACATTTGAGCCATCTCTGATACAGGCCGAATTTGTGTTGAAGTATGTTCCACTTTCCGAAATTTTTGTTAAAGAACCTGATGTTGGTTCACTCATTCATGTTGATGAGTCAGATATTATCGTGAAAGATTTTTGGGAAACTTTACCGCAATCATCGGGTACCGTTTAAACCATGAAAAATTCTTTTGTGTTATTTTTCCGTTTGATGCATAGTTAGGGACTTGAGGGTCCTTGTTCGTGTGTCTAAGAATAGTATAATGCAATATGATGCCACCAGGGGAGTAACTAACCCCTG